ACCTTCTACCGCAAACACTACTGCGGAAGGTTCTGCATTACCTCACGGGGAAGTTAACCTTGACCAGATCATGGGTCTTATAAGTAAGAAGTAATGGCGTTTGGTGCTCGAAGAATATACCCTATTGACTTAGCTGCAAGTAAAGCAGTTGGAGTTTCACTTCCTTTCAATGGGAATGCTGTCTTCAAGCCAACCTACACGACTAAAGAAGCGATAAAAACAAACCTTATTAACTTCTTATTAACCGGTCAAGGAGAGAGAGTATTTAATCCAACCTTTGGAGCAGGTCTTCGTAAATTTGTATTTCAGCAAATAGACACAGAAGGTGTTTCTGAGATTCAAAACTACATCATTTCTATTATAGAAAAATACTTTCCTAACATAAGAGGAGTAGTTCAAATTCAACCTATACCAGATCAGAACACAATTTTTATTACAATAACATACAGTATCTTAAATACAGGTATAAACGATACACTCCAGATAAACTTAAACAATGGCTGAAAATAAAGACATAAAATACTTTAATAGAGACTTTGCAGGCTTAAAAAACCTGCTTGTAGATTTTTCTAAGACATACTTCCCAGACACCTATAATGACTTCTCTCCCTCATCACCTGGGACGATGTTTATGGAAATGTCCGCTTATGTAGGAGACGTATTATCTTTTTACTTAGATAATCAAATACAAGAAACCTTCTTACAGTATGCAAAACAAGCTCCAAGTCTTTATAGCCTGGCCTACATGCTAGGTTATAGACCTAAAGTAACTAAAGCCGCCACTGTCGATATCGATTTCTATCAACAAGTACCCTCTAAGTTGAGCGGTTCTGATTATGTACCTGATTTTGATTATGCTTTACTTTTCGCCGAGAATACACAGCTTAAATCTAATGCAGGTGATAACTACTTTATTGTACAAGATGCAATAGATTTTACATCTTCAAGTTCTTTTGATCCTACAGAGACAACAGTCTATCAAATCTCTGCTGGAAATCCGCAATACTACTTACTTAAGAAAACAAGAAAAGCAATCTCTGCTCAAATACAGAGTGATACATTCTCTTTTGGAACTCCTACCGCTTTTTCTACTGTAACTTTAGAAGCAGCAAATATTATTCAAATCTTAGACATAACAGACTCTGACGGAAATGTTTGGTATGAAGTACCTTATCTAGGTCAAGAGATGGTTTATGTTCCATTAAAGAATACAAATACAAACGATCCTAATTACTCAAGTGACGGAGATGCACCTTACTTGATGCAGTTAGAAAAGATTCAAAGAAGATTCACAACTAGATTTACTTCCGAGACAACCTTAGAAATTCAATTCGGATCAGGAACAACTTCTGATGTTGATGAAGTTATTACTCCAAACCCAAACAATGTAGGTTTAGGATTACCTTATGAGCAGTCAAAACTAACAACTGCTTTTGATCCTACAAACTTCTTATATACAGATACTTACGGTATTGCTCCTGCAAACACTACTTTAACAGTTAGATACTTAACCGGCGGTGGAGTAACTGCAAACGTAGAAGCAGGAACATTAACCTCCTTAGTTAATACTACAAACATTAACTTCATCAACAGTAACCTTAACACCTCTACTGCAAACTACATCTTCAGTACAGTAGCGGTCAATAACCCTAAAGCAGCCAGTGGAGGCGGTAGCGGAGATACTTTAGAAGAGATTAGACAGAATACATTAGTAGCTTATCAATCTCAATTAAGAAACGTAACTCCTAACGATTACCTGATCAGAGCATTATCAATGCCTTCTAATTACGGATCAGTAGCGAAAGCTTTCGTACAACCTGTTAAAGCTTCAGAAACTTCTTTCCCCGGTCAAGTACCAACAACATTAAATTTATATGTTCTAGGTTATAATGCTAATGGATACCTAACACAAGTATCTGATGCAGTAAAGCAGAATCTAAGCACATATCTATCAGAATATAGAATGTCTGGAGATACCGTAACTATTAAAGATGGATACGTAATCAACATCGGATGTGACTTTGAAGTTGTTGTTAGACCGAACTATATCAATAGTGAAGTGCTACTAAACTGTCTAGCAGAAGTAAAAGCCTACTTTAAAACCGAGAATTGGCAATTTAATCAGCCAATCATCCTTAAAGACTTGAATATTCTACTTGATAAAGTACCTGGAGTACAGACAGTAAAATCAGTAACAATCTCAAATAAGACTGGGGTTGCTCAAGGATATTCTGAATATGCTTACGATACAAGTGTAGCAACACAAGGAAACGTAATCTACCCTTCTATTGATCCTATGATCTTTGAAGTTAAATATCCTGACACGGATATTAAAGGGAGAGTAGTTTCTCTCTAATTCATATTTATAACAAATGGCTGTTTATAAACTCTTCCCAGAGAAAGACGCTACCCTATATAGCGAGTATCCCGCAATGAATACCGGGATAGATGAAATCATAGAAGCATCTACAGGTATCGCTGTAGACGGATCTCCCTCTGTAAGTAGATTCCTAACACAATTTAATCAGAGTCAGATTGTAGATGTACTTGAAAATAAAGTAACTAGTTCTTTTGCTATCTACTTTAAAACCTACATGGCTAAAGTAACCGGCTTAGGAGAGCAAGTTACATTGTATAATTACGCAGTATCTGGAGCTTGGCAAAACGGTACCGGTAAGTTTTTAGATTCACCTGAAACACAAAATGGAGTAAGTTGGAAATACAAGACTAATTCCGGTTCAGGTGCATGGGCAACCACATTTGGAGCAACCGGTGCAACCGGTTCTTACGCAGTAGGTTATGAAGGTGGAGGAAACTGGTACACCTCTTCAGCCTATATACAGAGTGCATCCTTCGAGTATAGAAGTGATTTCGATTTAGCATTCAATGTAACTAATACAGTTTTAGGATGGTATAGCGGATCTATCGGCAATAATGGATTTATTATCAAGCAAGCCGATTCTGATGAATTCGACATAACAAAAACAGCAGAGTTTAAATACTTCTCAGTAGATACAAATACAATATATCCACCGCAGTTAGAATTCCGTTGGTCAGATTATACCTTCAATACCGGGTCATCAACTCAAACTTTCGTTACAACTTCTGACATTGTAGTAACTTTACCCAACAACACAGAGATCTACCAGCCGCAATCTATTCAACGTTTTAGAATAAACGCAAGACCTCAGTTCCCACCTCGGGTATTCCTTACAAGTTCTTTCTATACTACAAACTACTATCTACCAACTACATCTTACTGGGCTTTAAAAGATTTAGATACAGACGAGATTGTAATTGATTTTGATACACAATATACTAGAATTAGTGCCGATTCAACAAGCAACTACTTTGACGTATACATGGACGGGTTAGAACCAGAGAGATACTACAAGATCTTAATTAAGACAATTATTGCAGGAACAACTCAAATCCTAGATAGTAAATACTACTTTAAAGTCGTGAACGGATAATGGTTGAGAAAATTAATATAGAGTTAACTAAATACAATAAAGCAGAACTAACAAGAACTGTTAATACTCAATTTACTCAATTTGGAGTGACAGCATCTGCTAGTCAACCAACCACAGCAGATACGATAACTGTATCAGAATTCTTCACTGCATACAGTAATTTATTTTACACAATCCCAAAATACGGTGATATAAACTCACACGAATACCTAGTTAAGACTAGCGGTGAGTATATCGGCGGAGAAGCTGTTAATGCAGAAGTGCAAGCTCTACAGCAAGAAATAACACAACTAAGACAGGAAAATTTGGATTTACAACAATCATTACTTAACTTACAAACACCACAATAATGGCTACACCTCTAGTACTACCAATCATACCATTAAATACTGAAGGACAGGAATTATCCTTTGTGGACGAAAGTAATGTATCCTCTATTAGTGTACCTAGTAGCTATGACGTAGAAACAGATTACATACAAGCTTACCTCTACGATGAAAATGATTTGTTGATCTCTAGACTGACAACAAACTACTCTATCACAAGCGGGAAAATCTCAGGTAGTTCCTCAACAGAATTAAATCTAGATCCAGCTCAAGATCTTGCTTCAAACAACTACACTCAAGGCATTTATAAGATTAATTATAATTTCCTAAGTAATTTAATCTCAGCCAATCCAACATTTAACGTAGTTGAAATCTCCTCAGATAGAACTGAATTAAGAATATCTAATTCAAGTCTTAATTCTGTAGAATTACAAGCAGTAGCTAATACATTAACGGATTTTTTAAATAGCACAGAAGTCTTCCAAGGTTTTGAACTTGATTTTGGAAACGATACTTTGCTACTTGTTACAAACGTTGGATTTGACGGAACTGCCGTTCTAATCAAACTATATCAAGAACTGCCGCAAACCTTAGGGGTAAAATCAAACTTCTTCTTTGTTAAAAAGAAATCAGAACCGGTTGCTTTTAGAGTTGAATATCCTCAAGAAGAAGTAGAAGCTCCTCAGCAAATCTATTTAAAAGGTCCTAACCTTAATATTCAAGCCCAGCAGGAGACAAACAATTCAACAGAATTTCAAACCATAAGCACAATTTATGGAAGCTCCAGCACAAACCTAACAAACCAGTTAAACAGTATCTTAGCTGAAAGAAGAGCGGAATTAAATACAGATTACACAGATTATATAAACTTCGTATTCTTTAGCTCAGCTGAACAGCGGTTAATTAACTTTTATGAGAAAGCTTCTCTAATCGAAAATTATACAAATCAGATTGCAAGCTTAAATACATTACCTAATACAACAGAAGCTTCAAGTAGTAAGGCAGTATATCAAACCAAAATAAATGATTTAATCACTAATTTTGACGGGTATGATTACTTCCTATACTTCAATTCAGAATCAAAGAGTTGGCCTAAATCAAACTCAACTCAACCTTATACCTTATATTCAACAGGTTCTTCTCAAGTACTAAACTGGTATTCATTTCAATTAACAACCGCTTCACTTTACGATGAACAGAATCAGAATTATATCTACAACATATACCCTCAGTATATAGTAGAAGATTCTGACAATGATCAATTTAAACTTTTCAACGAGATGGTTGCCCAGATGTTCGATCAAATCTGGCTTTACACTCAAGCTATTGAAAATAGACAAGACGGTGATAACAGACTATCAGAAGGTATCTCAATCGACTTAGCAGCTGATGCTTTAAGATCTTATGGAATAACTTTATATGAAAGTAATTTTTCAAACAACGATCTTTATACAACTTACCTAGGTATTAATCCCGGAGGTGGAACTCTACCTCCAACCGGTAGTGAGTTAATCACAACATACGTTACTGCTTCAGCAGAAACAACCCCGTTCAATGACGCTCAAAAATTAGTCTATAAAAGATTGTATCATAACCTACCTTACCTACTTAAAAAGAAAGGAACAGTTGCAGGATTACAATTATTAATAGATTGCTTTGGTGTACCTGACACACTATTAAGAATTTACGAATATGGAGGTAAAGATAAGAATACCGCAACGTTTGATCAATGGCAACAACAGTATGATCTAGCTTTTACAAATACAGGATCTTCTTACGTAACATCTTCTTTTGTTCTCAATTCAACCTGGGCTGCAACAAGTAACCGTCCCTCTGCAGTAGAGTTTAAATTTAAAACAGGTGGGATTCCTAGCAGTAGCTACTATTCACAAAGTCTATGGTCTACCAATAACGGAGTTACAGTATTATTAAAATATACAGGATCTGCTTTTACATCAGGATCTTATAGTGGGTCTGTTGCTAATCCCTACAATCAGTATGGAGTATTAGAATTCTATCCTAGTTCATCTAACCTAAATACTACTGCAAGTATTTACTTACCGTTCTTTGATGGAGGTTGGTGGTCTGTTTTAGTTAATAAAGATTCTAGCACTGCATTTACAGTATATGCTAAAAATAATATTTACACAGGTAATGATGGTAATATACTAGGGTTCCAAGGAAGCTCATCAGTAAGTCTTGCAAATCCATGGACAGCTGCAACAGAAGCTTATTTAGGTAAATCGTCTATATCTTCTAAAATATTTTCCGGATCATTACAGGAATTAAGATACTACACTCAACCGATTTCAGAGAGTACTTTTGATGCTTACGTAATGAACCCAAGTTCAATAGAGCAGAGTGAATACCTAGCGTTCCGTGCATCACTTGGAGGTGAATTGTATACTGCCTCTATCTCAATACACCCTAAAGTATCTGGAGAACAAGTTACAACTTCTTCTTTTTCAGCAACTAGTAATTTTTACATAACCGGATCTGCAACATACACTCCAAATACTCAAGTTGTTTTCTACGACCAAGTTCTAGGAGGTATTAAGAATATAGTATCTGAAAAAATTAAAATACAGGATTCTACTGTCTACGGAAAAGTATTATCCGGGCTAGCTTCTCTGCAGCAAAACTATCCTGCATCACAGAGCTACACCAGCGATGTTAATTACATGGAGGTTGGATTCTCTCCTGCTAATGAAATTAACGAAGATATTAACTCTCAACTTGGATATGTTAATATTGGAGAGTATATTGGAGATCCTAGATCTTTTTCACAAGATTCTTTTAGTTACCCTACATTAACAGCATTAAGTTCAGACTACTTTAAAAAGTACGGAAGTTCTTACGACTTACAAGATTACTTTAGATTAATAAAGTATTTTGATAATTCACTGTTTAAAATGATTAAAGACTTTGTTCCTGCTAGAACTTCTGCAGCAACAGGTGCAATCGTTAAGCAGCATTTACTTGAAAGAAACAGACAGAGACCTGCTCAATTAGATTACACTCAACCAGAATACACAGGTTCAGTTACATCTCTAGCAAGAGACTATCAAACAGGGTCTATAGAGGTTTTCACAGGCGGTGCCGGTGGATCAGTTAACGTATTAACCAACATATCACAATCCTGGACTTCTTCTATCTTGACTAAGGCCGGACTAGTAACTGAAATAGAATCTTCACAATATGAATTTTTTAATGGAGAGTATTCCGGTTCAGTAATTGACGTAGTTAAAGGTAAGCTTCAAGACAATCCACTACTAGGAGCTAACTTCAGAGTAAATATATCAGATCAACAAAACTTAGCAGTTCAAAGTGCAGCATTCATAGCAAGTGCTAGTTTATTTGATGGAACATTCTACTACTCCACAGGTTCTATAAGGTTTAATAATCTACTTAGAAGTATTGATTACTACAACACTTCAACCTACAAGTACACTCCAAACTATAGCGTTCAAGCCGATATCGTAGTAACAGTAACTGGAAGTATTATATCCGGCTCTCAGGAGACAGGAGAATTTTACGTTTATCTATACGCTGATGGATCACCAGTTGCTAGCACTAGCTACTATACAACAAGTAGTAACCAGCAAGAACCTTTTACCTTAACCTTAACAGTTCCAAACTATTACCTTAGTAGCGGATCAACTTATGAAGTTAGGTACAGAATAGAAAATAATTTCCCGTTAGCAACAACAACTGCTTCTATAAATACAAACACATCTTGGACAGTATCAGTTGATAACTTATTTGCACAATCAACCTACTACCTAGATCCAACAGTATACACTCAACAGAACTTCCCTGGAGACATAAACGATTATTCAGACTATAATAGTTTATTAAATAACGTTTATTCAAATAGAGTATCAAATCAATACTTTGATGTAGATTATTCACAAAATGCTCTAAACCCTGTAAACTTTGGACCAATAGTAAGCCAATCAGCAATCTATGCTCAGGTACAAGATTCAAATTACACAACAGGAAGTGCTTGGAGCAAAGGAAGGTATGAAGGAACAAAACTACAGACTTACAATAGTGAATCCGCTGTAAATAACTACACAGATTACTTCCTATACTTTAGCAGCATTACATCTCAAACTCCGGACTTAAGTCTAATACCTTACGGAGGTAACGTTAGGGGAGTTGCTTTAATTAATACAAACGGAGATGTTATCTCATTAACTCCTGATAACCAGAACATAGGCTTAATACAGCAAATCTTCGGAGTTTTTGATACAGTTAAAGCAATTTTCCCAACACAGTATTTAGGTACAGACGTATCTGATTTAACACTGACAATCATAATTGCAGGAGGAGTGCAGAATTATTTAGAAACAAATAATATCTTGACAAGTACACCAAATGAAACTAATATCTTCCTAGGTGTAGTAGATTCTCAACCAGCATCAATATCAACATTAAATACCGCTATCTTCTCAGACTCTGCAGGATATTTAATCCCAGCTAACTTTAACGTTAACTACTTAAGTAAAATCTCAGATATCGCCAAGCAAGCCGGATTTCCAATAAACTAAAAACTTAAATTAGACACATATTTATAATAAATTATGGCATACTTAAACAATACTGCTGTCACAGTTGATGCAATCTTAACAAAAAAAGGTAGAGAACTACTTGCCCGTGGGGATGGTTCTTTTAGAATTACTCAATTTGCATTATCTGATGACGAAATCGATTACACTCTTTATAACCCGTCTCAACCATCCGGTTCTGCTTTCTACGGAGAAGCTATCGAGAATATGCCTCTTCTTGAAGCATTTCCTGATGAGACTCAAATTATGAAGTATAAGCTAGTTACTCTTCCAAGAGGTACAGCTAAGATGCCAGTATTGGATATCGGATATTCTTCAATCACTATCAAACAAGGTGCTGGATTAGCAATTACTCCTCAGACTTTGAATTACTTATCTCAGACTGCTCTTTACGAAGCTTCTGGATATACATTCACAATTTCTGATGTTAGATTGTTTACAACCTTTAACGGTGTAGGAATTAACACTCCAGACGTTCAAGCAGCAAATCAAACTACTACAATTGGTACTAACGTATCTAAGACAGTAATCGGAACTACATTGAACTTGAGTGCAACTACAGTAAATACATTATTTGGATCAAACACAAGCTTATCTGCAACCTTGCAAGTAATCGGTAGAGATTCAGGTGCAAGACTTCAAATCCCAGTAATCGTTACTAAAACAACATAAACTATAAAAGATGTCATTTAAAAGATTAGACCCAGAAGATTTTTTATTAAGCGTTGATTCCGTAACGGCAACCGCTTGGTCTACTAATAGCCCAACCTTAACAACATTCTTTACTTCATCAGTATCTTCTACTAATGATAGTTACTATAAGAATGTATACCAGACTGCTTCAACCGTATCTGGATCTGCAGTTCAATTTGCAATCGCATACGGCAACAAGCAGGGATCAGGAAGTGCATTATTTAACGATGCTATCACCGGATCATCTCCAACAAGAACTATTTACGGTCAGTACCGTAATTTAGTTTACGGAAGTGAGACTGCTGAATTTATCTTCGGAACAGTTACAGCTTCAGATTTCTGGGCAATCTCTGTTGATAGATCAAGATACAAAGAGCATTTATTAAAAGGTACTTTCAACCTAACTTTATCAGGATCTGGAATTCAAACATTAAAATTAACAGACAATTCAGGAATGGTATCAACCGATACTTATTTGGATTGCGGTAGAGTTTATCAGATTATCTCTGGTTCAAATGGAACTGCTTTCTCAGGTACAGGATACTCTCCTTCATCAGGATCTTACGGTCTATTCCTACCTGATATTGCAACTATCATTCTTAACCCACTAGCATTATCACAATCAATTAATTTAAGTCCTTCAAGATCTTTTGATTCAGACGGCTTAAATATTCAAAGATTGTTTACAGCGGTTTCTGGTGCAGCTTCTTTCCAACTTAACAGTGAAGAGACAGTTACATCCGATTACGTATTCGTTAGAGCAAGAAACAGTGAATTTAACTACTCTGAGAATCCATCATTCATTTCAGGTTCTACAGGAGATGTTCTTTACAGTACATTCATTAATTCTCCACAGACTTACATGACTACTGTTGGTTTCTACAACGATACTAATGACCTACTTGCTGTAGCTAAATTATCAAAACCATTAACAAAAGACTTCACAAAAGAAGCTTTAGTAAGAGTTAAGCTTGACTTCTAAAATGAATGACTGCGTTCAAACAACTATTAGCATCCGACATTATAGTCACTCCATTTGAAGTGAACAAAGCCTTCCGGTTCTCCGGATCGGCTGGTTTATCTGATTCTAATGTTGGTATTGATAGATTTTTAGGTCAAAACATTCAAGGCTTATTTAGCTTAAATGAAGCAACCACCGGTACTCTCAGTACAGAGTATAAAAGGTTAATCTACAACTCAATAAAAGAGCTTTACTATTCTAATTACTTAAGTTCAAGTTACGGATCTCCTGTCGCTGTTCCTTACACAATCCCAGGTTCAGATCCATCCGGAGATGTCCTAGTAGGACCTACAAGTTCTGAAGGAAGATTTGATAACTATCTACAAACTAGTTTAACTTACAATAGGTACTTTCCAACTGCATCTGATGCTATAATTGGAGTAATTTCAATACCTTCTAAATTATACGGAGATAAATTACAGCCCGGTTCGTTTATAATCACATCTGATTCTGGAAGTATTATAGATGACGGAAATGGAAACTTGTTAGTCTCATCTTCAGGTAATTTATGCGGGGTATTAATTTACCAACACGGACTAGGAGTAATTACTTACGATGGTACCCTCGGTTCTGTTTACGGAAGTGCAAGTTATGGAGTTGATACATACGGAGGAGATACTAACGCATTTGTAACAAACTTTATTAGCTCAGACAACGTTACATGTTCTTTCAGCAGTTCTTATACGTTATTTGAGACTCAATACAAATGTACTTTCGATCCTTCAGAATTTAACTTCTCATTAAACCCTTCTTTAATCTCAGGATCAACGGACGGAACTGTTTATGATTTCGTAACAGGATCTTATTTTAATCCATACGTAACAACAGTAGGATTGTATAATGAAGCTCAAGACTTAATTGCAGTGGGTAAATTAGCAAAACCGTTACCAAGTAACAACGTAACAGATACGACAATTCTGATTAATATAGATAGATAAAAATATGCCCAATTGGTTTTACGAAAATAAAGAAGTTACAGAACAATATCAATTCGATGAAAAAGCAGTCGGATTTGTTTACATGATAACAAACATTGAGACTGGAAAGTTCTACATTGGTAGGAAAGTATTTACTAATACTCTAACCAAGAAACTAACAAAGAAAGAAATCTCAGAACAGACCGGCCCAGGAAGAAAGCCTACTAAGAAAAAAATAAGTAAAGAATCTAACTGGAGAGAGTATTGGGGATCATGTAAGCCGTTACTTGCCGAAGTTAAGCAGATTGGAGAAGATAAGTTTAAAAGAGAAATTTTAAAGTTGTGTTTCTCTAAAAAACAATTAACTTATTATGAAATTGCTTATCAATGTAAATATGACGTACTGGAAACAAATT